TCCGCCGCGCTCATCGCATAATGGCCGTTTCCCTCTCCGTCATCGAGCCGGGCACGATCGGCGACTATGCGGCCCTCGAAACGAAGGTCGGCCAATGGCTCGACCGCGACGACCTGACCCCGCAGATACCCGATTTCGTGGCCTTGACCGAAGCGCGGCTCAATCGCGTGCTGCGCAGCATCAATTCCGAGGTCGCGGCGCTGTGGGCAGTTTCGAGCGAGTTCTACCTGTTGCCCGACGATTTCCGCAAATTGCGCAAGCTCTACATCGAAGGATCGCCGGATCGGCCGCTTACCGAGATGTCGCCAACCGCGATCCCGATTGCCTTCAACGGGGACACGGGCACCCCGAGAGCGTTCTATATCGAGGGCCGCCAACTTGGCTTTGCCCCGCCGCCCGATCAGTCTTACACCTTCCGCGCCACCTATTTCCAGCGCATCCCGCCGCTGACAAGCGCCACGCCATCGAATTGGGTGCTTGAGGAACATCCCGATATCTATGTCTGGGGCGCGCTGATGCACGCGGCGCTGTATATCCGCGATCCCGAGGCAGCGCAGGCCTGTTCCGGGCTGCTCGATGGTGCCATCGCCGAATTGCAGCGGGAAAGCCGCCTTGACCGTTGGGGCGTTGGACCTCTGGTGCCTAACGGACCGGCCCAAGTCCGTGGCGCGCGATGCTAAAGCGCTTCGAGTTCGGCGATTTCATACCCGACCAACCGTTGACGCTTGGCGCCGGCAAGAACGCCCAGCCTACTGCTAATGGTTGGATGCCGATCAAGGCCCCAAGCCCGATCACGCCTGCGCTGGCGGGGATTCTCGGGGGCGCGGCGTTCGTGTCGTCCAGCGGCACGGCGGCTCTCCTGGCTGGTGATGGAACCCACCTTTACCGCTACTCCGGCACGGCGTGGACAAGCGTTCTAGGCTCGCTGAGCGCCACCGTGTGGCGCTTCGATCAGTTCGGCGATAATGTCATCTGCGTCAACGGTGCCGCTCCCGTCAGTTTCGACCTCGCGGGCGGGACAGCGGCGGCCTTGGGAGGCTCTCCGCCAGTTAGCGATATGGTCGCGACCGTGCGCGAGCAGGTGTTCCTGGCTGGCGATCCGTCCGCGCGCAACACCCTCTCGATAAGCAGCTACAACAACAGCGCGGGCTGGACGGCGGGAACCAACCAATGCCTGATAGTCCCGTTTCCGAGCGGCGGCGACATCATGGGGCTATGCGGCGGGGAAACCGGCCTCATCCTGCAAAAGCGCTCGGTCAGGCGGGCCACTTATACCGGCGATGTCACGGTGTGGCAGTTCGATGAGATTTCCAAAGACATCGGCTGCATGGCGAAGGGCAGCGTTGCGCAGGCCGGACAGATCGTGTTCTTCCTCTCCGAACAAGGCTTCAAACTGTGCGACCGGACGCAGGTTGCGCCGATTGGGCAGGAGAAGGTTGATCGGACCTTTTTCGCCCGTTATTCTCGTTCTCAAATCGACAACATCACCGCCGCCGTCGATCCGCGCACCACGACAGTCTATTGGGCCATGCCGGGCAATCCCGGGCAAATCTGGTCGTATAACTGGACGCTCGAAAAGTGGGGCCTGCCGATTGAGATACCGCTGGCGCGCGTGTTCAGCGGCTTCACGGCCAATATCTCGCTCGATGCGCTCGACGCGCTCTATCCCAGCGGTCTCGATTCGATCCCCTATTCGCTCGACGCGGCTATCTTTGCCGGGGGCAACCCGCTGTTCATCATCGCGGACAACGCTGGCGTCCTGAACACCCTGACAGGCGATAATCTGGCGGCGCAGTTCATCCTCTCGCCCGATGAACCGCAACAGGGCCGCAGGGTGCGTATCCGGGGCGCGCGGCCCGTGTCCGATGCGGTGACGGGGACGGTGACAATCGACGCTCGGGCAAGGGCAGGCGATGCCCATTCGTCGGTTACGTCCGGGGCCATGCGGGACAACGGGCGCGTGCCGCTCAGGGCCAATGGGCGGCATATCGGCGTGACGCATTCTATACCTGAAGGCGCGGTCTGGAGCTACGCGATAGGGCTCGAATTGGAGTTTGAGGCCGAGGGCGGGCGGTGAGCCTGTTCCTGCCTCCCGGCTCAAGCGATTTCGAGCGCCGGGTTGCTGTCGCGGTCAATGCGCTTCTCAGGCGATCACTTGCCCCCTCGGCTACGGCACCGGCCAATCCGCAGCCCGGCGATGCCTATTTTGACACCGGCACCAGCATCGGGAAAGTGTGGGATGGAACGGTGTGGAGGGCTTTATGGTAGCCTTGCGAACAGAAGGTGAACCCGCTAGATCAATCGGGCCGAGAAGCTGCGCGAACAGCGACCCGGCCCTGACCACACGATGGAGTAAGCATCGAATGGCTAAGCGCCCTTTACCGACCCCCGCCGAATTGCGTCAACTGCTCCGCTACGAACCTGAGACGGGAGTTTTTGCGTGGATAGGTCGCCGCTCAAGCCGCAAGCCGCTTGATTATCTAGACCAAACAAATGGGTATAAGCGCGGTTCCGTTCGCGGCTCCTATTGTTATGCTCATCGCGTCGCATGGGCGGTCTACCATGGTTTGTGGCCTCAAGGAGATATCGATCACATAAATGGGGACCGAACCGACAACAGAATATCGAACCTTAGAGATGTTTCGCACTCCGACAACTGTCGGAATCATCCCCTGTTTAGCAACAACAGTTCTGGGAATTGCGGCGTATCGTGGGACGCTCAAACCGGTCGGTGGAGGGCCAGTATTAGCATTCGTGGCGAATATGGCCAAAAGATATTCAAATGTCTCGGGCGCTACGACGACAAGGCGGATGCGATAAAAGCCGCCGACGCAGCGCGCGAACAGCATGGCTTCCATCCCAACCACGGGCGGCAGTCGCCGTGGTGAGCCTCGATGAATACCTGCGCTGGCGCGGTGAGTTCGTCGCGTTGCTCGATCCCGCGCTCTACCCCCCGGCATGGCTCGACCAACAGGTGACAGCGGGGGAATTTATCTTGTTCGCCGCGCCCGATGCGGCTATACTTTGCAGCACGCGCACCTATCCCTCGGGCTTGAAAGAGTTCCACGGACAGGCGGGCGTCGGGAACCTGGCTACCATCGTTAGCCGCCTCATCCCCCAAGCTGAATCCTACGCGAAGTCCATCGGCTGCTCTTACGGCTCGATTGCTTCGCGTGAAGGCTGGAGTAAGGTGATGCAGGCCCACGGCTACGAGCTTTACCAAACCGAAATTCGGAAGGCCCTCTGATGGGGCTTTCATCCTCGAAATCGACCACGAAATCGACGCCCTATGACCCGGCGGCGATCAGCGCCGGTTCCAGTGCGTTGGCATCGGCCTACAACACCAATCAGCCCGCGATTCAGGCCAACGCCAACACGGTCAACAGCCTCGTTCCATCGCTCGCCGCGCAATACACGCAAGGCGATCCGGCTGTGAACGTGGCCGAAGGCTATGTCGGCGACGTGCTGGGCGGTAAATACCTCAACGGCAATCCGAACCTCAACGGCATGATCGGCCAAACCGACCAGAACGTGAGGAACCAGGTCAATGCCGAGTTCTCGCGTGCGGGGCAGGTCGGTTCGTCGCGGCAAATCGGCGAATTGGGCTCGCAGCTCGCCAACTCCGAAAACGCTCTGCGCTACAGCGATTACAATACGCAGATGGGCCGGATGGACACGGCAGCCGGCATGGCACCGGGCCTGTCGGCGTCCCGGACGGTATCGATCGCGCCGTTGCTGGCAGCGGCGCAGGCGGGAAGCTCGATTCCCATAGGGGCGGCGGCGTCCTATGCCGGGGGACTCGGGAGCCTGCTTTCGCCACGTCTGCGGACCAGACGATGCCCGCCCCGGTGCGCGATCCCTTCACTCCGTCGCCCACGCCCAATCCTTACGACATGCAGCCGCAGCATTCGGGCTTCTTTTCCGAAGGCGGTATCGGTCGGGGCATCGCCGGGAGCATCGGCGATGCGTTGCTTCAACTATCGCACGCACAGCCGATATATGCTCCGGCAATGCAGGCCCAGCGCGAGTTCGCTCAGCGCAGGCAGGAGGCCGAACAGGAAAGCCAGCGCACGTTGAGCAACGAGGAAGCGCTCTACAACTACAAGCTGCAGAACCCCGAGCCGGATCAAATGAGCGACTTCGACAAGCAGGCTGTCGCGGGCGGCTATGCCCCCGGCACGCCCGATTGGGTCACGCTTCACAAGCAGCACGTTCAGGAAATTGCCGACCCGGTGGTGACGACTCCCGCCGGGATGATGTTGCGTTCGCAGGCACTGGCGCAGATGGGCGGAACACCGGCACCCGCTGGCGTGACGTTCACTCCGATCCCCGAAGGAGGTCCGACGCCGAAAGCGTCGGGCAACTTTCCCAACATTAGGCGCTATTACGGTGGGCAGTGAAAGCGGCGGCAATCCCAACGCCGTCAGCCCGGCGGGCGCGCGCGGGTTGATGCAGGTGATGCCCACCACGGGGCGCGATCCGGGCTTCGGCATCCAGCCATCGAACGGCACACCGGCCGATGATGTGCGCGTCGGCAACGAATACCTCGCCAAGATGCACCAGCGTTACGGCGGCGATCTCGCGAAGATGTGGGGCGCCTATCATTCCGGGCCGGGGACGGTGGACAAGCTTTCCACCGCCTACGGACGCGATTGGTGGCAGCACCTTGGACCGCAGGGGCTCGCCTACGTGGACAAGAACCTCGGGCAAGTGGGGGCGCAATAATGGGCCAATACACCGAAGGCCAGCGCCTCCAGGGCAGCGACGGCAACGTGTATGTCGTGCAGAACGGCGTGCCGGTGCGCGTCGGCGGGTTGGCAAGCCCGAAAGCGCCTTACGAAGCACCGCAGGCGGCGGCAACGCTTCAGCGCACGCAACAGGAAATTCAGCAGGGTAATGCTACGGCAGCATCGACCGCAGCAAAGGCAGCCGCCGAGGCGAAGAGCGCGCAGATTGCGGCTCAGACTGCGCAGGAAGCCTATGACGCCGCGCATCCGAAGGGCACCGGCTCGACGGTGTTCGGCCCGGCCTTTCTCAAGACGCTTGGCACGCCCGATGCTGAATTGGTCAAGGCGCTTGCCGATGGGCGTCTGGCGTTCCCCGGCGGCTTTGCCCTGAAGGCCCCGTGGTGGCAGCAGAAGTTGGAACAGGTCGCGCAATACGACCCGAGTTTCGATGCGACGAATTTTAATAACCGGGCCAAAGCTCGCGCGACGTTGCTCACGGGTAAGGTCGGCACTTCGGCCAATTCGCTAAACACGGCCATCGGGCATTTGGGACACCTAGCCGATCAGGCCGCTGGAACAGCTTCGCACGGACCATGGAGCATCGCCGGCATTCCGATTCCCGGCGCGACGACCGTCAACGCCGTCGAGAACGCGGTGTTGAGCTCAAGCGGCCAGTCCGGCATCACAAATTTTCAGGACACGGCGCAGAAGCTGGCCGACGAATTGGAGACACTATACCGCCCTAGCGGCGGTTCGGAACCGGGCGTGATCCGTCAGTTGCGCAGTCTCGACCCTAACATGTCCGCCGAACAGAAGCGGGGCATCATCAGCAATGCGCTAGAGCTGGCGGCCTCCAAGCAAGCCGCGAACCTATATCAATACAATATAGGTTCGGGCGGGAAGCCCCCGGTCGATTTGCTCGACCCGCAGGCTCGCGCGGTCCTCGATCAATATCCCGGAATCCGCGACAAGTATTTCACCGGCCCATCCGCTCCGCTAAGCCGCGATGCCGTAACGGCATTGACGGCGCATGGCGGCACGCCGCCTCCAACAGGCGGTGCTGGGGGAAGCTCGCCTCCCGGCCCCCCTCCAACGATTCCTGGGCCGCCCCCGAGCGCCGCGCCTCCCGGCTCGACCATGCGCTCGTTGCCGATCCCGGATGCCTATCAGCAAGCGAACGCTCAATACCTGGCGCAGCATTGGGGCAAGATCGATCCGCAGGATTACGCCCGCTTCCGCGCGCAAGAGGACAAGCAATTCGGCTTTAGCCCGGATCCTGCGGCTTACGCCGCTGCCGTGCCGGATTTGAACAAATACGCCACCCTCGGCGGCTCTCCCACCGGGTTGAACATTCCGCCCGTCAACGCGCCGATGAGCAAGGTCGCCCAATTCCGCAACGATCTCGTCAGCAATCCGGTCGGCGCGGGCGTCGTTGGCTATGGTGATGCAGTCAGCTTCGGCATCCCCACGCGGTTGGCCGGGGATCAAATGGGCGCGCTTTATAACGCCCATCCTTTCGCATCGACGGCCGGAGCCATAGCTGGCACGCTGACTGGCGAAGCGGGACTTGCCAAGCTAGGCAATTACGCGGAACGCCTCGCACCGCGAGCCATTGAGACGATTCCGGGCTTCGGCATGTTCGGACGCCCGGCCGTGCGTAACATCGCGCTCGATACTACCTATGGCGGCGCTTACGGCGCTGGTTCCGGGCAAGGCGCGGGGCAGGACGCGCTTCTTGCCGGCGCTGGCTCGATTGCCGGTCGCGGCGCAGGGCGTCTCGCGGGTGCGGCGATCGGTGGCCTTGAGACCACAGCCCCCGCCCAATACCTGCGCAATCTCAATATCCCCATGACGATGGGCCAGAAGCTCGGCGGGGTGCCCAAAGCCATCGAGGACAAGGCGACCAGCCTCCCGCTTGTGGGCGATATGATAAACGCGCGCCGCATGGAGGGCTTGCAGGCATTCAACCAACAGGCGCTCGACACGGCAGGACAGCCGATCGGCTACTCGTCCACCACTATCGGCAAGCCGGGTTATACCGAACTACTCGGCACGCCCGGCGGCCCGCAGGGAGCGGTCGGACAGGCTTATGATGCCGCCACGGCGGGCGCTAGCGTGCCGTTCGATCCGCAATTCTCGGCGGACCTCGGCGCGGCTCGACAGGCCGGCGCGGCACTTCCGCCCGACCTCTCCACGAAGTTCAACCTTGCCCTGCAAAACCGGGTCGATCCCATTTTTGGGGCCGGGGAGATGACCGGAGACCAATATCAGCAGGCCATCCGGGGGCTGAAGGGTTACAAGGCTGAAAGCCCCAAGCCCGGCTTCGAGAGCGACTATCGCGGTGCGCTCACGCAAGCCCAGCAGGCGCTGACGGATCAGATGACGCGCGGGGGCGGCGATTCCGTGGTGACGGGACTGAGCAACGCCGATGCCAGCTATCGTATGGGCAAGACGGTCCAGAACGCAGCCGACCGTGCGGACGGGGCGGATTACATGTTCACTCCTTCGCAGCTTCAGGACGCGGTCAAAGCGACCCAGCGCAAGTATCCCGGCCCGATTCCGCTGGCCGATCTTGCCGACGCGGGGCAAGCGGTCCTGCCATCGCGTGTTCCCGATAGTGGAACCGGCGGCCGACTGGCGCAGATGGCGCTCGGACGCGGCATCGTCGGCGGGGGGCTTATTGGAACCGGAGCCGGAGCGGGCTATCTGATGGGCGGCGGCGAAGGCGCGCAAACCGGCGCGGAGGATTCGGCGCTGGCATCTGCGCTGTTGCTGGCCGGGGGCACGCGGACAGGACAGAATGCGCTCGATGCGTTGGCTTTCTCGCGCCCAGATATCATGCGGACTATCGGGAGCGCAGCGCGCCGCCGTTTGGGCATGTTCGGAACGGCGGGGGTGCCAATCGCCATTCAAGCCGGGAACTGGCTCAGCAGTAGATAGAAAACGAGGACGGCATAGAGGATGAGCGGGACAAGGAGAACCAGGCCGATGCGCTTCGCCAGCGTTTCCGCGCGCTCCAATCGGTCGTCTGCGACATACGCATTGCGGCGCTTGTCGAGACGAAGCGGGATGCCCTTTTCGCGGCGGCGCTTCTTGAAGGCGCGGTATCGCTCAAGGACCGTCGCTCCGGTGGCAACGGCAATCCCTTTGAAGAACATAACCATGCCGATGTGCACAATCGCTCCATACGCGCCGATGGATGCGAAAGCAATTTACCGCTTATGCCTTACATGCTAGTGTGAATTCCGGGCGCGGGTTCTGCGCCAGAACACGGGAAACCACGGCTTCGCGCCGTCCTCATTCCCTCAATCCGACAATTCGGTTGAGACGCGCCATTCCGGCGCCGGAGGGAATGAAAGTTGGCCGTAGGAGACTACTCCACCAATCCCGCGCTGAACACCAATATCAGCGGCATCAGCATCGCTGAAGCCTGCGCTGCGGGCAACATGAACGATGCCTTCCGCCAGCTCATGGCGGACATCGCGGTGATGTATGCCGCGCTGCCCGACGTGTCCGCGCTCGTCACCAAGACCGGCGGCGTGTTCACCGGCAACCCGACCTTCACCAGCGCGGGCGGCTATCATTTCAACGCCAGCACCAGCGCGCCGGGCGGCCGGTGGACGACGCAGGCCAGCGGCGGTTCCGCGCCCGCTTCGCCCGCCGAGGGCGATTTCTTCGGCGAGTGGTGATGGCGCTGAAAACCTACCGTAGCGGCGTTTGGCATACCCTTACGGGCCTGAAGGTGTTCCGCAGCGGATCATGGCGCCAACTCAAGACGCTCAAGGTGTGGGACGGCAGCGCGTGGCGCCAGATCGGCCGCTTCATCGAACCTCTTACGCTATCGGTGTCGCCGAACCCGG